ATGACGTCTCGCGTACTCTATAGGTTGCTCTATTTCCTCAAAAACCAGGTGCCCGCATTTGGGGCAGGGCGGTTTAGGCGGCGACATTTCATAGCCGCAACCCCTACACTCGTACCATGAAATAACCGGACCTCTCAGTTTGATTATCTCTGCCTCTGCGATCTCCCGGTGCCCGCGGTCCTCGGCTGCTTGCTTTTCGATTCTCTTTTTAAGTTTAAGCTGAAATTGCTGCTTTTTCGCCCGCTCTGCTCGGCGTCGCCTGCAGGTCTTTTTGAGATTGCGTATTGCCTTTTTCCTGTGGCCTGGATTGTTTTTTCTCATCAGGTTAATAAGCCCGCCGCGGTCAACCAGTATCAGGTTCTCCGGCCCGTCGTCCATCGAATCGCCGTTGGCATGAGCCACCAGCTTGCCTGACGGTACATTGCCGTGCGCCTGCTCCCATAGATATTTTGCGTATGAAATCCATTGATGTTTTCCCTGGGCACTGCCGGAGATTTTGATTCTACGATACGGATTGCCGGTTTTGCTTTTACAGACAAGGATGGTTCCGACTTCCTGACAATTTGCCGGCAGGTGGCCTTTGCGAAACTCGGTTGCCGGTGAAGGGCGTAGACCTTTCATGTTCTTATTCCACGTCTCGTGTCCCTTTTTGAATTGCGTGGACTCGGCGCCCTTCACGATTTTGCGTACAGCGATTTGCCTGTATTGCTCCTTCGGCATTCGCGAATAGATGGCCCTCATTATCGTCGGGTACGCGCAATTATATTCTCGCATTAGTGTGGTTAAGGCTACGTCGGTAGTTTCAAGCCGTTCGACGATCCTTTCAGCATCCGCCATAACCACGTCCGCGTTTCCTCTGTATGCTCCCATGCTTCCTTGCTCTTTTAACGCATTATTATTTCGGAGAATCCTGAAACTGTTTTTCTTACCAAGTATTCTGCCTGTGTCTTTGGCTTCGGACAAACCTGTGCTTTGCCGGCCTTTATTACAACCATGCAAAAATCCTCATCCTCCGCAGGAACGGGAACCGGCAGCGGGGCAAACCAGAACCGCTCGAAACATTCGGCACAGTACCAACAGCGACAATCATGGCCGGAATCGTCCGATATGGCCGTTAAGATCTCACCGATCACGAACCGCTTACCGCAATGAATGCACGGCTTCCACTCATGCCCGGTAGCGATGATTTGCTTAAAAATCTTCATTCGATTACAATCTCACCATCCGGAAATATCTTGCGAATGGCTTCTTTTGCTTTACACTTCTGCTCTTCGATCTGCTCTTCTTTTGAACGAAATTTGTCGCCCGACCCGTAAACAGGAACGCCTTCTTTAGCCGCCCGGTCCAGCTCAGCCTGGTTTACCGGATTGACGGCCGATGATTTTAGTTTTGTCGGGAACGGCAGATCCCAGTTATCAATTATAGCCTGCCATGAGATCTCATCGGGCATCGCATCGCTTAATCTCGATCTCATAATCCCGGCAAACTGCTCCTGTATATGTGGCAATGCAAGTCCCCGCGGCCCCGACTGGGCCAATAGAAGATTCACCGGATACGTATTGCGAAGGAAGTCATGCACCGCACAACTTATACACAGCCCTTTGGGAATCTCGCTTCGCTTGAGCATCTTTGCCTGCGATCCGGCCACGGGATCGACTTTGCACCGAGCCCCGCACCGGGAGCAGTCACATTTTTGTTCTGTTTCAAAAAGGTTAGGCTGATTCATATTTAAACCTGAATATTTTCCTGAATATTTAAGCCCTCTTTTGCGCTTCCTGTTTCATCAAACCCTCAATCAGTATCATCCTGACAGCCTGTTCTACATTTTCCGCAGCCGTTTTTTTAATCATCAGGATATCGAGTTTTGTATTCCACCAGACGTCAAACACCTGGTCTTTGGTGAATCCGTTGACAGAAAAACATTTCAACGCCACTAAACTTTTGGGTGGAATGGCGTTGTCTTTATCCAGATCGAAATGCGTCGGCTCGGGGTATGCAGGCAGTATCTTCAAGTCATTTCTCGCCCCATCGATTAATACCCTTAACCTTCGCTGTGGAACGCCATAGCTGCAAGCGTCGAGCATATTGAATCGAACCGTATAACCTTTGCCTTCGAGCGACTCCAACAGTATGACAAAAAAGTCTTTGAAACTATGCAGCAGGCCGGGTACGTTTTCGATTACGAAATAACGGGGCTTCATTTCGCCTACCAGCCTGATAAAATGCCACATCAGCTTCGAGCGGGGATCGTCTATCGAGCGATTATTGTTCGCAATACTGAAACCCTGGCAGGGCGGCCCGCCGCTCAATAAATCGAGCTTCCCTTTTTTGATTCCGGTCCTTCCCAAAAGCCATCTGCCCGATATTTTCGATATGTCCGCCTTGATGATTTCCGCTTTAGGGAACGCTTTTTTTTGATTTGCTCCAAGAGTATGAAGACAGGATTCGTTCATCTCGACAAGTCCGACCACATCGATACCCGATTGCTGGAGTCCCAGTGCCATCCCACCGGCGCCGGCAAATAATTCTATGGCTTTGAGTTTTTTTCTTTTAGGCCTGGTCATTTACGCCACGCTATTGTTTTTAATGTTTTCATGGCAATTCGAGCACAGATCCTTTTCTACCCAGTGACAGGGCTCCCCGGTCTTTTCGTAAAGGCACGCCTTATCGTCCGTACACCCGCACATCCGGCAGCTTTGAACCTTGTCTTTTTTGCCGGTCTTTTTGGGCTTCGCTTTCTCTGCTTTTGCCTTCTTTGCGGGCTTAGCTTTTTTCGCCGGCTTTGCCTTCTTCGGCGTACCATCTTCTTTGAGGCCGGCCCATGACTTCGGCTCGGTGAAACCCTTGCACCCCGAAACGTCCTTGAACATCGCCTTGACGTCCACCTTGATAAGCGAGGCAATCCGCTCAGCTTCCTCTGCCTTATCTACCGGCGTCTGCGTGATCGCGCCTGACCAAATAAGATGCCGGACAAGCGTGGGCTTGAAACTTTCCCATAGCAGCTCCAGGGCCTTGTCTGGACCCTCCTTGATCGCGGATTTGATTGTTTTCAACTGATCCTGCTGACTTAGTGGCAAGTTTGAGTTTCCATAGACAGCAACCAGCACCATCAAAGCGGTTATGGGGTCTTTGTGATTGATAGCCTTGACCCCGGAGGCCTCTACTTTTTCCTGCAAATCAAGCAGCACCTGTGCCCATCTTTTGGCATCGAGCATTTTCCGCCTCACCGTCAACGTCGTAGGCTTGCCCGTACTTGCCTTCGTGGACGAACCCGACCTTTTCGTCGTGACATAAGTGAGATTGCCCATGCCTTTTCCGTACACACAAAGCGCCGGCAGGGCACCCTTCACGCCTTTGGACGCAGAGGTATGATCCCACTTAGACAAGTAAGTTCCAAAGCTGCCCTGTAAACATTGCGCATCGAGCTGGTTTGGGTAGTCATTCGCTATCAAGACGAGATTCGGATGCTTTTCCTTTAGTGACGCAAACGTGCGCTTCAGCCATTCACTCAGCTTGTTTTTCCAGCAGGCCGAATCGATGCACTTGTCGCCCGCGGCCGTCTGCGTCTTTGCATCTTCCCACAACAGCGGCTGCGAGCCTGTCCGCTTGTTACATTTCGAGCAGGCCCCGGCCTTCGGAACAAGCGTCTGATCGTCGAGATCCCACTTTGCCTTAGAGAGCAGCTTGAGGTATTCTGCAATCAACTCGTTAAGCTGGCTTATCGGCATACTCTCGGGCTCGAAAATGCTATCCATGATCTCGTCTTGTACGGTCTCCGGAAGCCTCGCAATAATCGTCAGGTGCGCTATCGTCCAGGAACGAAACTCACTGTTCTCGTCGATGTCCTTGAAAATCGCCTTCCATTTTTTGGACAGGTTGGCCCAAACGTTTGCTCTTTGCCTGACCCACCCTTCCGGCTTGCCAATCCTCTTTGCGATCGCAGCCGCGTCACCGCCAAGCCGCTCGATGCAGTTTGCGATTTCCTCCGCTTCTTCCATCGGCGACAGGTCCATGCGGAACTTGTTCCCAACGAACGTCATGTCGAGAGCATCTTCATCGCCCATTTTGTCGTGAACGATAGCCGGGATCGTTTTGACCTTTGCCGCTACCGATGCCCGGTACCGCCTTTCCCCGTCCCTCAGCTCGAACTTGCCCGGCTTCTCGGGATGGACTCTGACGTGAACAGGGTCACGCACGCCCCCGGCCCTGATACTGGCTACCAGTTCGGGGAAGTCCTCAGACTTCTCGATATTCTTTCGCTTGTTGTCCTTCGTCGGGACAATCTGATCGAGCGGGATCAACTGAAATCCTGTAGTGCTCATTAGGTTTGTGTTACTCATGATTTTCTCCTTTCTTTATGTGATTTTCAAAAAATACCTACCAACTTTTTCCTTCAACTGTAAAACCAGCATGGGGCAACCGTTTTCAAAGCACAATCCAGAGGGTAAATCCAATATCACGCCCGGCCAAGGCTGCCCATGCTGGGGTTATTTAGTTTTCAAAAATAAGGCGGAGCGGCCATAAGGACGAAAAGACCGCCCGCCTATGGAGAAAATCATGACTTGTTAATACAAGCGAATTCTCCAAAATAAAATTTAGCCGCCTCGTCGTAGGCGTGTGCAGCTTTCTTCCCTTGTGTCAGTGATATCTGTTTCATGCTATTACCGTCCTTGTGAAGAATTCACTTTCGATTTCAGCTCTTATTTTCTCTGCATCAAGATTATCTCGGCTGCAATGCAGTAGATGGATCTCCGTGCATTTGTCCAGGCAGCAATAGTCACGGAGATACGTCTTTGTGGTTTCCTGCTCCATGTGGCTTGTCAGTAGCCTTTTAGCAAGCGTGTGGTCAATCGTTCCCGCCGTCTCTCTTTGACGCAGCACAGCCACGTCGTAGCTACAGCATATAGCGATTATGTCGAAGGCTATGCTGAACTTCGGCTTGATGCTCCGCGTGTCGGTAACGAATAATAAAGACTCACCATCTGCTTGGATGATATACCCAAACGGCTGTGCCGCATCATGGTTTACTTCAAACGGAAATACCCTAAATTCATCAGCGATGATGATTCCTTTTAATTCCTCAATCACATGGGCCTTGCGATGCAATACGCCAAGAGCTTCGAAAGTGCAGGCACTGGCGTAAACGTCAATGCCTGCGTCCAGAACGTTCTCTACGGCCTTGCTGTGGTCCTTGTGCTCGTGCGTGAGCAGACAGCCGGCGATATTGCCAAGCTTGTAATTCAGGGCCTTCTGGAGCTTGGCCCAGGTAACTCCGCACTCGATGAGTAACCGCTGGCCGTTTGCTGCGGTCACGACGTACATGTTGCCCATGCTGCTACTGTAGAAGGATTGGAATTTCATTACTCGCTTTCAATAACGCTTTTTGATTTTCTCTTAAATTCATAACTTCCTGCACAAGGTCAGCCGGTGACGCAGATTCAAGTTCGTGTATATAATCTCGTAGATGCTTTGGAAGCTTGTTTATTTCTTCGCTTATAGTCATATCGCTGCTTTCACGTCTTTGGGTACTTTTTCTTCCGAGACACTTATCCATCCGTATCGTGGCGTAGTATCTCTGGGACTAAATACACCAAATGCCAAAGCAGACCAGCTTCCGTCAGCATTCAATCTCCAGTGCTGCTTGCCATATCGTATCGTTTTTGAAACAACTTTAGTTTCCATGTTAGTCCTCAGTTCATTCTGGCGCGCCACTTTTTGCCTCTTCCTTCGCCGGATGATTCAAGCTGACGTTCCAGCACAGGCATTTCGGGCATTGCCAGCCCTTGACGGGATCTTCTGCATTAAGCTCGTCGAAGTCCTTGCCACATTTGCTACAGTGGTATTTCGGCTCCGCTTCTCTGAGCTTCTTCTTTGCGGCTTCGACTTTGGCCTGGGTGGTGTCTTCCGGGTCCTCGGCGGTTTCCGTAGGCGTCTCCAGTGGCGTCTCGATGATTTCACTGCCGGATTCCTTCTTTATCGTCTCGGCGGCTTCGGCCTGGGCCTCGTCGAAGGTAACGGGCTCGACGTGCTCGCGTGGGATTTCCGCAGCCTCATCAGTCGTCAGCATACCCATCTTGACCTCTGGGCAATGCCTGCTCACGAACCACGACGCCGCCCGGTAGTGGAACATCTGCTCAGGCATTGTCATCCACTTCGAGCCTTTCTTGTCGTGCCAGCCTTCACTCTTAACGAGAGGCCAGTCAATCCACGGCCCATACAGCACAGCACTAGTACTCTTTCGCGTGGCGAATGCCCGGACAGAGAAATCAGGCTTGCGTGCATCGTCCCCTCGCACTTCATATTCGAGCGGATCGACAAACATCTTCGACTGGTTAGTCAGCGCTATAACCAGCACGGCTTCCATACTTATGCGGCCATACACACTGTAGACGTGTTGCATGACCGCCAGCCAGGAACACTTCAATCGCTTAGCTAAATCCAATACCACCAGGCAATCTCGTGGCTTGCCTATGTACTTGTCGGGAACCATTCCCGACCCGGCTAACGCTTGTGCGAACCGCCACGCTTCGTCCATGTTCGTCGGCTCGAAGCCATTTTGATTCATTGCCAGATTTGATTTCTTTTCGAGCAACTCTTCGAATAATTTTTTGAGCCGATCTTCCTGAACTTCCTGAACTCCGTCGGGAGCATTATTGTTTTGTTGTATTTCCTTCTGTGTCTCAGCCATGATTTTGTTCCTCACAATCTTTGTTTTGTTAAATAGTGTTTAGTCTTGCAAACTCTCCAAACAATTCCTTCGCGGCTTTGTTGTAGGCTTTAGCTGCCTTGTGTTCAGACTCAAAGTAACCAAGATGGATCTGTCTTCTTTTTACCACAATATATGCTCGCCATTTCTTATCTCTGCGACTTCCTGTAGCTTGGGTTCTGATTGCAATTCTACCTTTAGTTCCTTTAATCCTTTGGTGGCTTCGAGGCATATAGTTTGTGATTCTGATTCTAATGGTAGGGTTAGGGACTCAGAATGGTCCACAAACAACGGAACTTCGACTCTGTAGTGATTTGATAGCGTGTTGATGCAGTCAATGGCGCAATAGAGTTGCTGGCCGGCCGATATATCAGGATACGGCACGCCGTTAAGTAATGCCTCGCAGGTGTCCTCTACGCTGCCGTTAAGATTGTACTTGAACAGCTTCCAGGTAACGTGCTCGAATTTGCCGTTGACCGCGGCCTCGACCATCTTGCTCTGCTCGACTTTGAACCTGCCGATTTCTTCCAACTTGCTCTCGACTTCAGCGATCAGTTGTGCCAGTTCCTTTTCCCTGCTTTCGAGTTCGGCGATACGTTCCTTTGACCCTTTGATGTTGTCGTACTGGGCCAATGCCTTATTGATCTCGGCGATTTGCTCTGCTTTGGCGTCCCTGTCGGCTTGATTCTTATCGAGTTGCTGTGACACCGGCTCGCCGAGTTCGGCCTTAATCTTCTCTATCTCGGCTGTCAGTTCCTGCCATTCTTCGTCGTCGGCATAATTGGCCTTCGGCCGGTTCTTGACCTGCTCGGCGATCTCGGCGAGGCGTTTGTCTTTGGCGGCTTTGTCAATAGTGAGTTCTTCGACAAGGGCGTTTGACTTGGCTATATGTTCGCCAAATGCTTCTTGCTGTTTGTTCAATTCGTCTTTATGTTCTTCGATTGCCTTTTGAGTCTGGTTGCTCCTTGCCTCGATATTGCCGAGAGCCGTCTGTCTCTTGTTCTCAGCGTCGGCGATCTGATCAGCGGGAAGTCTCTGCCCGCAATTGAAGCAGGTTTCATCAGCAGGCTTATTCTTCGCCTTTTGGTATTCAGCCTTAATTCCGGCCAGTGTTAGTAATGACGCTGCAATCGCATTCTTGACCGAATCGATTGCCGAGCTGTCAGAATGTATTACGTGCCGCAATATGACCAACTCCCGCGTCCGGTCGGTGTGGTCCTGCTCAAGCTTCGCGCGTTCATCGTTCAGTTCTTCAATCGGTCCCTGCTGATTCCTGACGCAGTTCTCACGGTGCAGCAGTTTTTCATTGAGGTCGTTGATTTTCTCAAAACCTTCCTGCCTCGTTTTTTCACTGTCCCGTAGTACTTGAATATACGTATCAAGCTTTACAACATCCTCCTGGGCGTTCTCGCGCTTGGCGATAAGCTCGACTTCGCTGTCGCTGGCGGCCTGTGCGTAGTCTTTAAGTCCACGCTGCAATTCATCTATTCTGGGATTGATACCATCGCGTTCTTTCTTGTGAGCTTTACGCTGTTCGCCGAGAACTTTCGAGTATTCGTCAATCGTCCTGCCCTTGAGCAGTTCCAGCAGTCCGTCGAATCCCGCCGGCATCGGTATCTTTCCGGCAATCTCCAGAAGTTCACGCCGCCGATCCGTCCAGTGCATTTTCGTATTGAACTGCGACAAATCACTGAGCATTTTGAAGATGGTCTCGGGAATGACGTTGGCGATCCAGTCCTGATACTCGCCGACCTTCTTCGGCACTTCGTCGATTGTGCAGATTACCGAGTAGCCGCGTAGCTGGCCCTTGACGACGTTCTCGTGCTGCTCTTTGCGCAGGATATGCTCGACGCCGCTGACTTCAATCGAAGCTTCCACCGCTACCACCAGTCCCTTGATTACCTCATTGAAGTCGTCAAGTGGCCTGACTTCAAAGTCTGTCCGGCCGGTACTGTCCTTACCGGAAAACAGCCACAGATAGGCATCGAGAACCGTAGTCTTACCCACGCCGTTCTCTGCCCGGATTTTGGCGTTCCTGCCGAAGAACTTGGCCTCAAACGATTTGAGTCCCTTGAAATTCTCCAGCTTGATTGAGTTTAGTTTGATTCTCATGATTTTCTCCGTTTCTTTCGATTTCCCACATGCCTTTACCGGGCATACGAAAAGTAATTATCATCCAAACCACCGCAACGATTATTCGATTCATGGCTTACTTCCTTTTATGAAAACAACAACATTTCGAACGCCCCATTCCAGGGCGGCCTTGTGAGTAGAAAAATAAACATCAAGGCGACCGGAAGTGATAGCCCCGCCTCTGTCCAGAACCTTGACGGGCTTTCCGTTGTTATATCCCGGAACAGTAAGCAAAGTGCCGAAGGGAATATTTTTAGGAGCCGCCACAAAAACATCGCCCGGCCTGATTATGTGCCCACTGGCCGTGACGCCATCGGCATATTTTCCGCAGCAGCACTTGCCGGGACAGTAAGCAGTCACTCGCATTGAAAAAGAAGATCCCGGCGAACTGGCCACGCTGGCCGGCGGAATTGTCTCGCCGGAATCCTTGGCATGAACGTTTTCAAGATAGCAAATGTGAGACGTGAAACCGATTACCGTCCCACAGATTACCGTCAAAATGAATTCAATTATATCTCTCATCTTCTATCTCCTAAGAAATTCCCAGTCCCCGCCCTTGTGGGCTAAGGGACTGAGATAAAAGATTCAAAAAGTCAGGCGCTGAGGACATCCTTAACACATGTTGTCCCTTCCTAACTTGCCATCCAACGGATTAGCATCAGCGCCCTTGAAGTAACACAACCATGAGGAGATTGTGATGGAATCTGCTGGGCCTGAGTGCGGAGGAGGGAGATGGGTTCGGCCCAGCATTAGATAAAGATTGCAATGTGCCCGGCGGGGATTTGAACCCGCGACCTCCAGGTTATGGGCCTGGCGAGCTGCCGAACTGCTCCACCCCGCGATGTCATTTATTATTTACTATTTACTATTTAACGAAAGGGGCAGGACTCGAACCTGCATCGGTCTGTTAAAATCAGACTGTTTTGCCTGCGGAGCGAGGCGCCTCCCTTCGCAGTTAAACTACCCTTTCAAAATGTTGCCGGTCTCTCCCGGCTTGTCACGCCTTGATCTTTGAACCCGTATGGTCTAACGCGCGTTTACTCTACCCCGGCGTTCGGATCGACTATCGTGACCGACCATTTTATCGATCCCATTAAAATGGTCGGATGTTCTTAAAAATGAGGTCAAGGTCATCCCTGACCCCATTCGGAGGAGGGTGATGAAAAGCTGATAATACCGGCCGGGCTGCCGTCAGGAGGAGGGGAGTGATTAATTTCCGACAGCTCCGGCGTTTCCCTTAGAAAGTCTTGTGGCTCGTTAAAATAGATGACTTATTACAAACATTTCTCGGCGCCTGCTTTACACGCAGGAAGTCATCAGTTCAAATCTGATATCGCCCATGTGGCTCGAGGTCATACGACCTCCTTAAATTGGGTCTCTGTTTCTGGCAGAGACCCTTTTTTGAGCCTGTCCGATGCGATTTTTCGGGCCTGAGCAAAGAATGACTTCCTTACACCAGTGTAATAGGTCAGCGTCTTTCTGCATTTATGACCGGTCAGGGACATTACAATGTGGTCCGGCAACTGCTCGATCATGTTGGTCGTATACGTTTTTCTGAGCCGATGGAAATCGCCGATCTGACAGCCGAACGCCTTTCGCTGGATCCCGACAAACGTCCGGCGGAAATTTTCTTCCGGACATTTCCGCTTCCGGAAATTCAATAATCCCGACCGCTGCATGTACAGCATGTGGGCGTATCTGCGATGATTCAAAAACGGATAGTGACATCCGAGCAATTTAATTATCCCATCGAGCTGCTCGATTATCGGGACCTGCCGGACCTCCTTTGTCTTTGGCTCCCACGGCCAGGTCCGCTCGCTCTTTCGCTTGGCCTCGACGTGAACGTAGCCCTTGCGAATGTTGTCCATCGTCAGATTCAAAATCGCTCCACGGCGAAGCCCGGTTGTCCATGCACAGAGTATGATCCCCTTCCACCGGAGATCCGAAGCAAAACGCAGCATCCTTTCGACCTGCCAGTCCTCGTAAAACGCAACAGGATTGCGGGTGATACGAAACTGCCTGGTCCGCTTTAACGGATTGACCGGCAAAATCTCTTTGTCCTCGACCGACCAGCTAAATATCCTGCTGATCGACCGAAGCCACATATTGGCGGAGTTCCTGGATCTTCCGGTTTCCATCAGATAACTCTTGAACTTCTCGCCGTCGGCCGGCTTGACCTTGTCGATACGCTTGTTGCCGATCGCCGCGACAAAGTGTTTAAAGGCAAGCACGAACGTATCGATCGACGACGGCTCGTAGTTCCAACGGTTCTCCTCTATAAATAGTTGACATAACGTGTGGCTCGTAATCATTTGGCCACCTCCTTTCTTTCTAAGGGCGAGCCACAAAATTTCTAAGGTTCGCCCATCTTAACAGAAAGCAGCCGCTACGTCAACTGAGCTATTCAACCATTGCCACTGTCTTTACTTTTAAAAGTGTGGCCTCGCTCATTCGCCGCGAGGGCTTCTATTCTTTATCCGAATCCGCCGGGCCGTCGCCTTGGCGAACTGACTCCGGTCCTTGATTCGTTTCAATTTCCAATAAAGTCAAATCCAGCTTGCCGGTCAAAATCATTGATATGGCGTAAGCAGCGCCAAGCCGCACCCCTTTGATGAACGGCATTACCTCGGATGGCAGGTCAACGTGATCGTAGATTAACCCCTGCAGCGGGCCTTCAAGGAAATCGTCGTCAACAAGCTGCCTGCTCAAGACCGCGATGGCTTCGGCTACCGATGTTCTATTTTCCTTTTCTTGGTCCATTATCGAGTTACCCCTGACCACCCAACGCCAACGGGCCGGGTGATTGGCTATCAGCCAGGCCTTGATCTTACTATCGTTATGGCAGCTCGGGCACAGACCCAACCCGTTACGCAGCCGCCAGCGTGTCCACATCGCCGCCCTGCCGATGATATGGGCCGCTTGCAAGCCTTTACTGCCCGAGCCGCACATCTCGCACCGCCAGCCCGCCAGGCTCTTAATCAGGTACTCCCACATCTTGTCGAGACTGTGAATGGTTATGGACATCTTTTTCATTTTCGATTTATGATTTATTATTGATTATTTCCGGGTTGTCGTGGATTACCTCGGTACACTCCGCTTCTTCTTTTGTCAGTCTGAACATGAAATTACCATCAGGATCATAGATTCCCCACCATGCACCGTCATGCCATACAACTTCAATAGGCTTTCCACTATTTCTGCCACGATGGATGAATTTGTTTTTGTCGTATATCTCCTTGCCGTCCTTGTCGCGGAGGCCGGTGAACTGGCCTACGGTTTCGGGAATGACTTCGATAAAAATATCTTTAACTTTTGTAAAACGACCGGGGTGTTTTGTAGCATCGGCTATAATAAACGATTTTCCAGTGGTATAGCTTTTGTAATACCACCCATAAACCCGCTTACCTTCTCTTGTCATGCCCCTGTATGGTCTCATATCGATTTGCCCCTGATTAGCCCTTTTCATTTTCGATTTATTATTTATGATTTACGATTTACTCCGCTCGCCGCGGGGGCACGTCTATATCCAACTTTTTCTTTATTTCCTCAAGATCCTCCAGGACTTCATCCTGGCCACAATCAATGTCCGATAGTTTGAAAAACGGCCAAGTTACCAAATAAACTACAAATGAAAGGAACGCAATAACTCCTATGACCCCAAACATACAAAATAACGCGTATGTGATTCTACTAATTATTATCGTTTCCATTCCGGATCCCTTCCCTTAACATTGATTATTTCCTATTTATCCTTGATTTGCCAGTTGGTCGCCGTTATTGCGAATACGTTCAATCTCTCTGGGCAATGTCTCAAGCAGATAATTTCGTATCGCCGCCCCGCCAACCTTCCATAAAGAGCAGGCGGGCAGGAAGCGATTCGGCTAAGAAGGCTTGTTAACCCGCCCGTCCTGCTTGGTCTTTGTTTGGATTTGCCGAATCGCATTTTTTTAACCCTTATGTTAAGTTGGAGAAGATTTTTCTTGACATTCATTGTTAAAGTTGGTAACTTGTTCGATAGCAGCACGGAGGCCCCCGGACAACGTTTGATGACCACGGACTGCCATCCATCTCTCAAACGCTGCCCACATTTTCACGGATGTTCTAACTTTGGTTGCTTTCGTTACCTGAGTTTCGGTTACTTCGTTTACCATGCCGAATTTCTCCTAATCAATGTACGTCTGTATTATCGACAATCAGGGAGGAATTGTCAACTAAAAAATAGGAAAAAAGTAAATATTTTCTCACTTATTAAGGGGAAATTATTTACTAATTTCTCTAATTGACGGGAGGATAAAGGGTTATGTATCATATCAATATGACAAAAATTTCCGAAAAAACTAAGCCGGGATGGGCAATTCCAGTAGATGTCAAAGAGAGTTTTGTTGAGTTTTGTGCGCATGTCGGCGCTATTGCTCAAGAAGATTGTGCCGGGGCATTGCTTCTTTGGCAGCACTTGCCGTCCCAACTAAGAGAGGTAGCTAAACTGGATGCAAAGGGATCGCCGGTTGTTGACCCAGATTTTTGGGAAGGCTTAAAAGACGGCATTGAAGTATCAATTCAAGCCCTGATCGAAAGCCAGAAACAAACGAAGCAGAAAAAGTCCTCAAAATCCGGCTGATTTCCTGAATATCGCGCTCTTTGGCAAAATCTACGGTGCGGTGCGGTGATTCTTTTTTCATCGTTTCCTCCTAAGTGTGGATACTGACAAGTCTTTACATATAGAAAAGCGTTTGATAATCGAAAATGTTGTCTATAAAAAAAAATAAAAACATTCTATTTTGCATTATGGCCTTTTTGCCTGCATGTGCTATGCAACAGTCAGGGCGATATGGTTTTGACAAGGGTGGGTTGTATAATACTTCACGAGAAATCAGAGAATTCTTTGAGCCCAAATTATATAATTTTAATACCAATGAAGTTTATGAAAGAGCGGCTTCATTGAGGGCCGAAGAACAAGAAATAGTTGAAGCAATCAATAAAGCCGAACAGGAAGGTTGGGTAATTGGCGACCAGACTCTTGATAAATTGCACGAACGTACTGAAGCGGTTAAGCGGCGACGCGAAGCCTTTAATCAAGAAATGCAGGGGCGCATTTACGTTGGTATGATAAAGGATGATTTTTATAAACTATGTGGTGCACCAGCAAACCGGTCCCGCTCTACCTATGAAGATGAACGCGTAGAAATCTGGGAATATGGAAATCTCCGGACCGGCCTTCGTAGTTATATTCAATATTATTTTGTTTTTCAAAATGGAATCCTGAAAAGTTGGCATAACTAAGAAAAGAGAAAGAAGCACAAAAATAATCAATAGAAAATAGTAAATAAAAAGGCCCGATTCTTTTGCACGGGATATCGGGCCTTAAATTTGGGAAGGACTCCAAACGATGGCTAAATTACGCAAAAAAGTTTTGAACGTCAAGAAAGAAATTGAAGAATTTGACGAAAGAGTACGCAAGCAGAATCGCAGGAGAGGGCCGTGGAAAGAATCGGGCATAGACTTGCCGCCCAAAGAACGTGACAAGCTGTTTGCCAAGCGGCTCATAGATGCTGTCGTTAATGCTAAGCCAAAGAAGAAAAAGAAATAACCCTCGTCAATTGATCGAGCGACAATTAAAAGGAGAGGTAAAATGCGATGGATATTATTTATCTTGGCCGGCCTGGCCTTTCTTGGAGGTGCCGCCACTTATTTGGTTGCAGGACCGACCGGCTTTGTTATATTTGCGATACTTTTCACGGGAGCTGCGATCGTAGATGCAATAGTGAGCTTGAAACAAGAGATTCGCAAGATAACCGGACCTGCCGAAGAGCTTGCCGAGCTAAAGGATAAAATCAGAACGGGCCATTGAACCGCCTCACAGAATCAAATCCTAAAAGATAACATTCTCGATTAGGCTTCTTATTATCCCGCCACTTTTAATATTGTCGGCAACCACGGCCACGATCCTGTCTCCATATTCCGAGTTCGATTCATGCGTTACCATCGTTACGCAACCATGTATAGTTACACCGGAGACCGTGATTTCAATTGCGGATATCTCGATCTGTTGTGTTTCGTTCGCTTCATACAACTTGACTTCAATCGGTGAATCGGGGTTGGCATTTTCGAGTTTGGCCATCAATTCTTTTACGGTCATTTTTTTCATAGTTACCCTTCTTTCTCCGCCGACAGGGCGGGTTAAGGCTAATGGTCAAGGATAATAATATCTTCATCTGTACCTAGCATGACAATTAATTCGTCATACGGGTCTTTTTTGTCGTGGTCGTCCATTGGGATTTGCCCAATATCGTATTGGTCTTTGATTTTCGGTTCAAGCATTTTTAGCTCAGTCAGCCACATTTTAATGCCTTCTTCATTTGTTCCCGTCTTGTCTCTCATAATCCAACCGTCCAGATTACTTACGCAAGCATTGGCGATTTTCAATTCAGGGAACCACCTAAAAAGCCAAGGTTTGCATTCCTCGGCAAATCTTCCCAATTGATGAGTATATACCGAATCCCCGGTCATGTGATTTAATAAAACATAAATACGACCAATGCCATTGTCACGTGGCCCTTCCCTTTCTGTGAGAAGCCGTCCAGTCGTCACCGACAACACTGTTCCAAGTGCAAATGTTTTGATATTTTCACTCATTTTTCAACCCTTTAAAAAGATGAGCCCCGCCGCAAACTCGGAACCTTGGCAGGAAGAGAGAAGCGACATTGGGGCTCATAATGTATTTTGATTTGTTGTTTTGATTCGTTTGTCATTGCCAAGGTTCCTTTTTAACTTTCAGTATATTATATTATACGCATGGGAACATTAAATGTCCATAAAAAATATGAATTATTCATATATATTTATCTCTACTAACGCCGTGCAAAGGCTGAGCCAATCGCCAGAATCAAATCCTACGCACTCAGCCGCCTTGTGGCTGGCCGATCTCGGTTTGAAGGTAGGTTGGGAGCGGACAGCGCCTCAAACTGCCCGCCCCACCGGACAGAAAGGAATCTTAAGGCTTGGCCGAAAAAGTAATCGTCGCCCCGAGCTGATTGAGCAGGTCCTGCAGGTAGTTGGCGCCGAGTGCCTTGCGCCCGGCGAAGAAATCGTATAGCGTACCCGGATGACATTCCAGCTTACGCGCCATGACCGGGATGCTTATCTTTCGTCTTTTCATCTCTTTTTGAATCTGTTTGCGTAAATTTGTATTTGCCATTAAACGAAATCCCTTAATTTAATCCTTTTTTCCCATTCTGATTTATTCAGTTTCATACGCTCTGCCAGCACCGCCGAACCGGCCGTCGGTTTGTCTCTGGTGTTTGCAATCAAAACCTTCGTCACAAACCGGTTATCGAATTTACGTACCGAATGCACCCATTTACTGACCACATCGAGAGACATATAAACGTGAAATGCTGTAAAATAGTACGGATTACTGCCTTCCTTCGCCCATTTGACTTCGGCATCCAGCCATTGATCGAGCGTCACAATCCGCGAACCAGCCAGACCGTGGTATAGAAATTCGGGCCTGTTGTTCCGCGCGGAAAATACTTTATACGCCATCATATCTTTCCATTCTCAAAAACCCGGCCGCCCGGCGCAACCCGGAGGGCAGCGGGGAGGGTGTGTTAGGATTCTGTGATATTAGCGATTGCGTTGTTAATTTCCGTCTCAAAATCGTCGGGATTATCGCCACCCGCCTCAACGATTTCCGTTAATATCCGCCGCAATGCCGCTTCTGGCGAATGCTGAAAGTCTGCCACTTGGTATTGTGTCCCGATCCATTCACCATCGCCACCCAAGCAAAAAATAGAATCAGATGCCTGAGCAAAATTGGCCGATATTCCATATGTTTCGGCGAAAAATATTGTTGTATAGTCTGTCATTTTTCCACCCTTTCGAAATTGATTATTAACTTTTACTTTCCATTATAAGCATACGGCTATTGTCGATGTTTGTCAACAGTTATTTTGCTGGAAATATGAAAAAAGTTGATATTTCGTGGTTTTTGGGCTAAAAACGACGATTTTAATGCAAATTATTTTTAATAAAAATTGGCGTTTTTTCGCGTCACTTATCGGTTTGTGATTCAATTAGTATTTAATGCCTGCGTAATCCAACGGAACCGATAAGCCCATCTTTTCAATACAGTATTCGTGCAATTTCGGGTGCATTTTTTTCATCAGTTCGAATCGGTTCGGAGAGCCTTCGAGGTGTGCTCCGAACATGCAGAACATGCAGCCGGTATTTTTAACGCCCGTATCGTAGATCGGGCAGTAATCAATTCCATTGCCTTTTGTGTATTCCCATATATCGGCGGTTTTCCAGAACGCCAGGGGTGTGCATTTCGGCAGGGACTTGTTCATAACGAAGCACCCGTTTTTGAGATACATCGCCGCCCGCTTATTGGAATCGTCCGCCATTGTCCCGACGATACCCACCCGCCCGGTCTGCCTGTGGTATTTCTGGACAGGCCTCATCTTCATTACATCGCAGCATTTGTCCGAAATCTTGAAAGGGGCATCAAGGAGAAATCGCCACTTGATGGGTAGTTTGCCATAACTACCCCTTTCATCACCGTACATCGCCTTATTCTTTGTCCTCTGACTACAGCCGGTGCTGCGGATCCGCCGGACAGCATCGGCTACCGATTTACTTATCAGGGGAAACCCGTAATGCTCAATCGTCTGCTTGAAGCTCTGGGTCGGCTTGAGCCAGATGACATTCTCCACAGACTTGACGAAACTCCTGATCTCCGGGTACTCCAGACCGGTATCGACAAAAACCGCCGGCACTTCTTTATAGAGCGATCTGACAAGGTGAAGCAGTACCGTACTGTCCTTGCCCCCGCTGAAGGCCACGTAAACATTTCCCTGCCATTGATCGTACCAGTGTTTTATTCTCGAAAGTGAAAGGTTAACTTTACATTCGAGAGGAAGTGATTGTCTTTGTGCCAGTTGGTAAGCCTGCACTTTTAGTTTTTCGTTTACCGTATAAGATACCATAATTGTCTTCCTTGAAAAATAAACTTCTGTCTCCTTACTGCCAAATCAAAAAAGCGGGGATGGGCGGGGCCTTAAGCCGTCCACCCCCGACAGAAAGAAAATCAGTCCAGAGAAATGCCAATCCGGCCTTCCGAAAACTACGGCTCCACAGCCCGCAACTCGCAATCTTGAAGCGTTATTGCATGACCATCGGTTACTGACTTGCCAGATATCAAATCCCACGCAGCTATCACCTGCCTGTTTGCTACCGTTCCGTTGTCATCGGTCAATATCGCATATCTCGCATCATCGCCGGAATCAGGTATCGGGCCCCCGGAAGCCGTCCAGACAATGTCTTTTATTTGACACAGCGATTTATCACCGGCATCGTCCTCGGTAGTTGTGTCGAAGTCGGTATCGTTCGGAGTTAATTGATAACCGCCCGTCGTGTATCCGTTGCCGGCGGCGATTTCAGTAAGCTCACCGAAGGTATTTGTTTTCACCGTCGGGGCAACCGCGACAGTTACCAGGGCCACGTATAAATTGGTGGGCATTGCAACTCTGGGAAACGCCCAAGCCAGCAGCAAAAACTTTCCCCTGTTAGTCCAAATCATTTTTAAATCTCCTTTTTAGATCATGTTATAATTACAGTTGGATCCACCCCAGTCAATGCCACTTCCGACGCTGCCGGTTCTATAGGTACGATCACGGTCGGATCGGCCCCGCTCATCGCCATCTCGGCTATCAGATAATCCTCATCGTACACGGGATCGGGCACATTATGGTTCCAATTATTTGGCGCCGGGGCGTAAAGAGCATCCTTCATTCCGAATATGTCCTCGACGCAGTCGAACGAAACCTCTCCGTCCGTCAATGTTCCGTAATGCGGCGTAAGTACGCGAACGACCATCGATATAATGCCCAGCGGCGGCCAGGACATCTTGAATACATCGCCCGCCATGAGGTGCGCCATTGTCCGCTTGGCCTTGATTTTCATCACTGCCGGGAATGCCGATATCTGATGCTGGTCGCGGGCCGCCAGTTGACCCGCCAAGTTGTCATTTACAACGCCCGTATAATCGACGTTATTGGGAATGAGCATTTCGTTCTGAACGGCGACTAATGCCATATCGTGATTCGGAATGGTTATCGGCAGGTTGTCGTACAGATTCCAGTATTTGACATAAGTCACATCGGGAACTTTATGAATAGTGCCCCGAGAATAGCCTTCGACGGCGTTAATGTCCGTCTCATCGAATTCTTCAAGGTCCCCTAAAACATAATCGTCCCGTATCAATTTTATCTCGAACTGCCCGGTCGAATAGTCTTCCCGAATCACGGCGTTGATATATCTGAGAACATCCTTTACATGGTCCTCAAGTGTCTGGTCGCCTTCCCATTTTATGCACAGGCCGAACCCTTCGTCGTATATAGCATCGGCGGCGGCCTCCAATGCGGTATTATCGAATATCGTAGTCGGATATCCCAATCCCCATTCGGTGTCCGTGTATATTTCCCGAAGCCAGTGGACAGGATTTATCTCGTAACTGCGAATAGTCGCCTTCGCCGGATACCATTGCTCCTCGCCGGTCGTCAGGTGCGCCGTCCGCTTGATGAGGTACTTCCATTGTTGAATAGAAGTAGACAACCCTATATAGGGTCGCCGCAATATCGCCGTTGTCAGTCCCCGGTTTGCTGAAATATAACTGCCCCTAACAGAGGTGAGATAATCATTCAGCACCTGGCCGGGCAGCCCGTACTGGAAATCGACCAACCCTGAAATCCCGCCCCGGCCGGTTATTTGCCCGTTGTGCTGGTGAATGCCGCCATAGAGTTCCGGCAGGGCGATGTAAGCCGAAGTGGCGGCGTCGGCGTTGAGCGATTTCTTGTCCGTACTGTCCGGCCAGATCACCAGGTCGCCGACCTTAACCTGCACGATACCGTCACAGAAGCCCTGCGCCAGGATGTGAATCGCCCCGTAATAATATAGGTTTAGATAGACTTCTTGGGCTGTATGATCCAATCCGATTCTCATACTATAAATATAAATATCTCCGAACCACCCAACAACCGGGGCAGTCTGCCAGCATGTACCGGCGATAATAGGGTATTTCGTCCCCTCTTTTATCTGCGGAAAATCAAAGGTGTCCGGCTCGTACCTTATATCCTTGGGATCTTTTTTGGTGAGCTCGGCAATAGCGTAGTATATTGCCGTCATTATTGCTATTTTAACTATAGCCCAAAAAAGCACTTCAAACATAACAATTCTCTCAGTAAATCAAATCGCCGGCGTAATGATTCTTTACCGGCAGACCGTCCAGGGCTCCGCAATTGATGCCATTGCCGTACTTGATCCGGCAAGTGCTCGGCGTGTGATCGCAGCCGGGGTATGCGTCAAAGGAATCTCCCGCCGCCACCCCGGACCCGAATGGCCGGGTAATTGTAATCGCATTGCCGACCTGAGCTGTAATCGTTCGGTGTGCCGTGCCTATTATAATTTCGCCTCCGGCGCCGAAATAATAGACCTCCATCGCATTGTCGGCTTCGATCATCTCCATTTCATTAACGACAACTGAATTCTCACCGCCCCAGTTATCATATATCCAAACCCGGTAATAGGTATATGCAACAGCGTTATCCAGCATTA